CTGCCGTAATTTGTTGGTACTGCTTGCTGGTATCACTAACACGGTTCCAGGTGTTTAGTAAACTATAAGTTACTCTACCAGTGATCTTTCTAATAAATCCCACATTGGTCTTAAGCTCAGTGGTAATGCGTTTAACCGAATCTGATGTATATGCAAAAGTATCCGCACAGTAATTGTTAGTGAAGTTTAACTGCCCAATGCTGCCACCAGTGCTGCTGTAGCTCAATGAGAATCCCAATACTGGATCTGCCACTGTGCTACCACGACTATAGCTAAACAACTTGGTACCAGCAAAGGTACTGTTTAAATATGCGTTGGTTAAACTGACATCTTGAGTGGTAATAATATCAAATAATGGCTCTTGATTTACTGCGGTCTTTTGCTGTGCTGTTTTCCATAGGCCACTGGTAGTCAGATAGTAAGACTTCTTGGCATTGCTACCTGACATCACTGTGATGCTGTCATATTGCTGAGCCACTGTGACACTGGTTAAATTTACCTTAGGTGGATTATATTTAATTCCACTTAAATTATTGATGTTGCTGTAAACCGCATTTTCAACAATCAAGTATGTGTCAGTGAAAATCTGTTTTACACGCCCAATGTAGCTAAAGTCTGAGCGGTACAAATCTGTGCCAACTTCTAATTCGGTTAGAAACGCTGTACCGGTTCCTGAAATTCTAGTAGATCCTGCTCGTGCAGTAATAGCACCGGTTAGGTTACTACCAGACACAGCCACCAATTGATTAACAAAATCTACACGATAAACAGTCTTTCTTACTGTGGGATCTGCGTCATTGGCAAATACCACACGCTGTGCCGGACGTAGATTTATACCCGATGTCTTCAAGCTGGCAAATGTTTTCTGGTGTACCTTAGACAGTGCATCAGTGAGCACTGTAACTGTGCCAGACTCATTTAGAAACACATTGGCATCAAACACTTGATCCACAGCACCAATGCCAATTCTACCTGCGTTGTATAATTGCAGATCTGGATCAAACTCAATGATAGGTCGTTGTGCCCGACTTGACTGATTTAAATTAACTGTGGTACCATTGGCTGCTGCTGCCTGACGAATAACATCTATGTGAAACCAACGATTAACACGGCTCCAGGCATTGAGATCCATGCTGCTACGGTTTACCACTATGTAATCGGGTTCGGTGCTACCTTGTACAGTAGCGTCAAAACCGCCGATGTCAAATGCAGTGATGTCAAAAGGTACATTTTGTTCAGGACTGGTTACTTCTGGGCTGACTAGCTGTGCATAGTCTACCAAACGTATAGCGGTGCCCACACCTTCTACAATATAACTGCGATTACGATACTGTGCAGGTTCCACGGTTTCATCAAAGTAAACCATCATGCCATTGGTAAATCGCACTCCATCTGGGCTAACATAAGCTGTCTTGCCTACAATGTCTGTGTTGACTGTGATGGTATTAATCTTGGCATCTACCAAGCGTATTTCGCCGTAAAGATCTGGACTACTATCATTTTGATAATACAGCGTGGTCAATGGAGCAGTAACATCTGGTATTAGGCTGTAGCCAGTGCTGGTTCTACGCCATTGTGCACCTTCTTGTGTACCACCGTCGAGTATTTTAATTCTAGTATCTACTGCAACTGATCGTGCCAAGCTGAGTTCGATACGGTTTAAATGATTAACTGTGATTTTCCATACACTGTATCTGTTGCCGGCAGCTACCACTGCACTATTACGGTCGGTCCAATCGCCATTGGCTGTGCTGGTATTGGTGAATATAATATAACGATCTTTAGGAAACTGTCCATCACCATCTATGGTGCTGGTACCTTGAGTCCATAAGCTGCCGTCTAAGCTGGTAAAAGTAGCTGAAGTAGCATAGTTGACATAATCCACTAAGGGCAATGTTAATAAACTATCTTGAGCTGTTTCAGTGGGCACAGCAAATACAATAGTTCCTGAATCCTCGCCGTTGTTGGTTACACCTAAGATGTTTCTACTAGAAACTTGAGGCAAATAAAGTTTGCGTCCAGTAACACCAGGTTCAGTTTGAATCCAAAGATTGCCTGCGCCTGCATGGTTTACTGAAAGCGCATAGGTAACGCCACGAGCCAAATATATAGTAGGGTTAGTGACTGCACCTGTTCTATTGGTTGTATAACTGCTAACACCAGCAGTAAAGGTATAAGTGTTGGCTGTGATTATGCCTTTGGTACTAACAGTAACCGGTGCAGGACCATCAGGCAACCAGTAATACTGGCTGTAGTTTACAAACTTGTCAAGGTCAATTCTAGGATCAAAGGTATAGTACTCTTGACTAAACAATCTATCATGATTATCAGTTTTACCACCATAGTAGTTAATTTTGTTGATTAGGTCGTTGTAATCGCAGAGTAAATCAATCTTATCACTGGTATTTTCAACTACCACCGTAGGTTCAAGTTGATAATTGGTTCTGGCCGCAGTGGGCTCTAGTAGATAATTGTCACTGGGAGAATGTGTAGGACTGAATTGTCGGCCAATGAATCCATCAATTCTGGTCAGCGCGGTATCGCTTACCAGCTGGTCTACTGTGGATCCTAGGAATTTTCTATTAACATCCGTTCTAAATACACTAGGAAGTAGGTCTACGGTTTTTCTAATCACTGCCATTATCTAATCCCAATCACGCACTACGATTCACTACTGCTAAACTTTGATTTAACTGTCCTGCTGTTACAGCTGAAATAATTTCAACATCATCCACAGTGGCCGCACTAATTATGATTTCATTAGGCTCGGCATTGATCTGATACAAACTACCAAAACTCACTGTGGGATCTTTAGGCACTATCACAATGCTGGCAATGTTGGGACTAAGCACTCTATGCAAATACGCACTAAGTTCACTGAAATAAAAGTCATCACCAAAATCCCAGTTTTCAGTGCTGAAATAGTCATTGATAGCTGCTATTACACTGGCTTTGATATCGCTGTCGCTGATGCTCAGTGTAGGATTCTTTACTACCTTAAATGTGGCCTGTAGTGCTGGATCCGCTTTAGCGCCAAAGATGGGCTTGAATACCGCACTGTTAAACACAATGGTGTCACTGATTGTTTTTAAATTATTTAAATCGCTGTAGGCCAATGCTAATTCAGTGTTGGTAGGTGCTACTGGTTTGGAAACTGTGCCAGTGGAATCCTGTATCCATCTACGATAATCTGTGTCGTAGCTGGCTGTTAACACATAAAGATCAATGATGTTACTGATACTGGGATCAATACGATTAGTGCTAGGACTGTTATGACGATATTGATAAAACAGTCCTTGGCGTCCTACATAGGCACGGTATTCCGTTAACGGATCGCTTAGAATTTTATTACCAGTTGGACATGAATTAGTTATCATAGTTATATGCCTAATATGACGCAGATTCTTTCTGTAGAATCTACAGAAAGATATTTTATTTTGTTAATAAACCAATTGGGCATTAGTAATTCCATGTTGTATTAAGAGGCCGTAACTGTATAGGTGTTAACTAAAGTAGCACCATCGTAGTAGTAAATTACAATTGATCCTGCGCCAGTAGCCTGTAGAGTAAATTTACCGGTCGCTTCTGGTTCACCAGAAGGAACTGATGTAGTAACATTCACGCTTGACCCGTAACTTCCTGAACCAAATGGCTTGACCTGTCCTGGGCCACTGAATACTTGTATAGTAAACGGTCCTGTATTACCAGCTGGTGATACAATAGTAACATCCTGACTAGTACCTTGTGTCATTGTAGAATTAATTACATCAAATCTATAGTTTATACTACTTGGTGCATTAATAGTTAGTGCACGAGTTTGAGTATTGGTATTACTTAGGTTTGTTGACAAAAATACAGTTAGCAAGTAATTAACTGAGCCACCCATGGTAACATAATCAGCAGTGCCTAAGTTAATTCCACTGTTAAGAGCACCGGGTGTTACTGTGATTGGACTTGCCGCTGATCCATATACATTAACATATGTTAGACCAGGATCTTGACGCCTGATGTATGCTCTGTCAGCCACAGTGGTAGTAAATGCGGCAATAATAGCGTCACCATTTTCAACCGGACTTAATAAATTAAATGTGGTACTTACTGCTGATTCAATAGTTAAAACAATGTCAGCTGTTACGGAACCTGTGCTGTTTCCAGCAGTGAGTCTAAACGTGGTAGTAGTGCTAATGGTCCCCATAACCTCAGAACTTGGATTAACATTAGTTCCTTCACCTAACACATTAACTTGTGATCCGGGTGTTCCACCTACAATTGGTGTTATCGTTAAAGTTGTTACTGTACCAGTAACGTTCCAAATAAAATTAGGATTATCATTGGCAACTGCGGTGCTTGATGTTTGTCCGTTGTCAAATGTAAATGTAACTATTGTGGGTGGTGGTATTGTGGTTGTACTTGTAGTAGTCGTAGGTGCCGCCGTAGTAGTAGTAGTCGTAGAGGTTGTAGTACCCGGTGCTGCCGTAGTAGTCGTAGAGGTTGTAGTACCCGGTGCTGCCGTAGTAGTCGTAGAGGTAGTAGTCGTAGGTGCTGCCGTAGTAGTTGTAGAGGTAGTAGTCGTAGGTGCTGCCGTAGTAGTCGTAGAGGTTGTAGTACCCGGTGCTGCCGTAGTAGTCGTAGAGGTTGTAGTACCCGGTGCTGCCGTAGTAGTTGTAGAGGTTGTAGTACCCGGTGCTGCCGTAGTAGTCGTAGAGGTAGTAGTCGTAGGTGCTGCCGTAGTAGTCGTAGAGGTAGTAGTCGTAGGTGCTGCTGTGGTAGTTGTGGTTGTAGATGTAGAAGTTGTAGTAGAGGTTGTGCTAGTAGTTGTAGTAGTGACAGCAGTTCCGCGGTTTCTAAACACTGTACAGCCAGGAAAATCAGTGGTAGTATTATCAAAAGTTTTATCTGCGGTTAACATGCGGAACGAATCGGGCGTAGATCCTGGACCGCTCGAGCTTGCTGCTGCGAAAAATTCACTTAGGAACGCTGCACTGGTTACCACACGACCTTGATCAATGGCCAAATTGGTCCAGTAAGCAAGGCCAGCGGTGTCAGCTGTTCTATAAAGACCATATCGAATTACCGGCAGTCCATTCTGCAAGGCCGAATATTGAGTGTTGGTAATGTATAATTCTAAAACCTGTAATGCTGTGGCTCTGTATGTTGCAGGATCTCTTACACCACGGTAATCTACAACAAAAGTGTCAATGTTATAACAATTGGCCGGTAACACAGCTTCTGATACCAATGGTAAAGCCGGTCCGCATAACACACGCCTAAATTCTTTGGTTTCTGTAAAATAAAATAGCTGACCAACATCATAGTTTCTGATAACACCATTGACCATGGCTGCATTGGTAAAATTACTAACCACATGGCGATTGTCCACGGCTTTTAAACTTACATATCGATTACTGTCTTGTATTTGTTCAAAGTACACTAGTTTATTATTTGGGTTTACCGTAGGCGAAACCACTGATTCAAACACATTAGGATAATCGGGTACACTGTCATTGTTGGTGTCAGTATAGCTGACCATGATGCTTCGATTGTCTGTGTATCCGTCAGTGCCAACAATATTCTTAAAGACCTTAAACTCATAGTCACGTCCCAATGGCACAGCACTATCAGCTTGCGGATTGGTGCGTAATACACGTATGTTATCTTCAATCACAGTGTTATTCACACTGTCATAGATACGCTGTGACTCATCAAAGTAAAAATTAGTTTCAGCTGGACTGTGAAACACATAGCGAATACTTCTACTAGATACTGAATACTGACCATTGGCAAAATTGTAGACAAATTTCAAATACCAATTTGTAGCAGAATCAATTAGCGCAGTATCTATTAGTTGCCATGTCTGCGTGGTTATATCATAGCGTAAGCCAAAATTCTTAAAGTCCCGGATATAGGCGACCATTGCTGCTACAATAGCATCGTTGAGAGTATTCTTGTACACCGGTGTAACACGATCTACTATGGCACCTGTAGGAACTTTTAAATTTAAACTAACCGGTCCTATCCCATTGGCATATGTACCAGCGCCGTTGTTGGTTCCGTTATTGCTGACCTGCATTATGGCTGAATAAACCACATTGCTGTCTTCAGCACGAGTTGGTGTTCCTGCTACTAAAGTATTAGTAGCGTTAAAGTATTGACCTTCTGGTGCTCTGAAACGTACCAGTGCGCCCGGCACAATAAATCTATTACGATTCAAAGAGGTTGGTCCAATTGGAGCAGCTGAAGCATTATAACTAAAATAACCATTTACTGTGCTGTCACCAATTTGAGCTAGATTCCATAGCATGTCGGTTCTGGTTATACCGGTGCCCCAGTTTCTAACATTGATATTACCATACATGCCTAAATGATTTTGGCATTGATAATAATACACACCCGGCACGACGCCAGTGGTATTCCAGCTAATAGTGCCAGACTGAACACCATTATTACTAATAGTACCAGTGGTTACCAAATTGGCATTGCCAGTGGTGTGTGCAGTTTTAATCCATAGCGGATGTCCGGCTATGCTAACTGTAAAGTTAATGGTATCACCAACTCGTATATCAATATTGGGATTATTAACACTGTTGAGTACATAAGCTGAATTACCAGACGCAGTAACCGAAAAACCACGCACCACTGGTCCGGCATTACTGGCAACAAAGCGTGTGCCTGAAATATTATTAGCTGCACCGTACTGTGTGAAATCAGTGGTACCTGTACTCACAATGGTATACAGCACTGAATTCTTTAAATTAGCTTCTGTTACAGGACTGATTTCGGGTAACTGCTCAACAGTGTTGGCATAGTAGTAGTGCAGCATTTCTTGGCTGTCTACTATGCTTGGAATAATTCGATTTTGTATAACCTTGAGTATGTCGGCAGTGCTGGCAAAACTAAAATTTAATATATCAACATGATCATCGCGATACAGTACGCCATCCTCACCAAATATGTTGGTGCTAGAATATTTGCCAGTGGTATCTAAGACATCTAGGTAACGACTCAATCCCACACTGGTTCTATTAATGGCCTTGGCTTTGACAATGTTTGAATAACTGGTATAGGGAAGAATGTTATAATCTTCCCCAGTGACCATACGATTTTGTGTATAGTATTGTTGTGGAGCACGCTGTCTAATATCGTCTATGCTTTCTCGTGCTGACGCAGTGGCCACTGTGTATCGTAGACTGGCTCGGAATGTGATAGTTTCTATTCTGTTAGTACGACTTACATAGTTCATACTAATAGTGATTCCGCGCATTTCGTCTGGTGTAATTGTATAAGTTAGTGCGTTGCCGGTTCTATAATAAAGCCTAAAATTACCTTGAGGAATGTTGGCAAATGATCCGTCACCAAATACCAAGCTGATTTGGTCATTGGCTCTGCTGTTGATTTGATATAAATTGCGTTCTTGTTTGCTGTTGTAGATAATGTTAATACCTGACGTAGCAGGTACATCTCGCCATAGATCTTGTACTAGTCCTTGAGAATCTACGCTGTATAGCCACACATCTGAGTTATTGATATTGTTGATATCAATGTTGACAATTTTGTTAGGCAACATTTCTTCAATGCTGAAATCAACACTGCCTAGTTCACCTTGTTTGAAATATAGGAAAAATCCTGTGTTATTGCTGCTGTTACCGGTGTTGTCATTTCTGTACAGTATGTTAAAAGCATTGCCTACACGTGGTGCCGATTCGTAGACATAGCTTTGATCTGCACTGGTTGCACTGACCACTTCAAACCCTGTACGTTGACCTTCTACCACAGTTTCGAATCGGTACACAGGTACAATGTTGTTGAGAATGTTTATGCTGTATTCATCATTGCGAATACCGTTGATACGCTGGCTATTGGCTGGGCGCCCAACCATTTGTGTATTAACCATGGCGGCATTAACAATGGTAGTAAACTGTTCTAACCAGTTTTCATTGCTGACATCATCCCAGTTAATAATGGCATTACTCAGATCGTTACCGTCACTGTCATACACAGTTTCACTGGTGCTGACACTGTCAATTTTAAGATATCCGGTGGCAGGTATGCTGCGTTTGGGATTATAACTGATTAGTCTGGCTAATTTCAGTATGCTGTCACGACGTTCTGCGGTGTCTACAAAATTTTCTCTAGCATTTAGATCCATTCTAAACGCTAAACTCTGTCCTAAAAATGCAATAAGATCAATTAGTGCTACAAATTCTGAACTTTCTGTGAAATCGTTGTAGTCTTCGGGATAGTTTACCTTGATGTAATCTATCATGCTCTTACGCAAGGTTTCAAAGTCGTAGGCAGTAAAGTCAGCCTCACGGAAGGTCTGATAAATCTTTTTCCAATTTTCTGCGGCTAATAATCCGGTTTGACGACTAATAATGGCCATTACTTATACCCAGTTCTTGTATTTATTTAGACATTATATGGGCATTTATTCACCAGCAGCTCTAAGGGCTGCATCGCGTTCAAATTTCAGTGCCAATGCCGATGACTCGTTGGTTAACCTGTATACAATATCTAGTTCAACCATGATACCATTAACAAATTCAGTTATGGTAATCTTTTCTGCTTCAATTCTGGGATCATAGGCCACAATGGTGCGTATGTCTTTTTCGATAGCTTCTCTCACTGACTCAGTAAATGGTTCGTAGAGAAGGTCCCAAATTATAGTACCAAAATTTGGGTTCATGAGCTTTTGGCCTTTACGTATATGAAAATGATTGTACAGATCTTGTTTTACTAAATCAAAATCTGTAACACGATATTTTCTAACGCGGCGGTAGGTACTAAAACCAGAATATGTAGTCATATTAATATTTATGGACCACGGGCCAGCTGAATTACAGCATAACGTCCTTCATTATAGTATCTGGTTCCTGAGGTGTTATTGGCATCTTGTCCTAATCCAGTTCTAGTCCAAGTATTAGCACCGCCAGAACCTAATAGGTGAGCCACACTGAGTTTACCTGCTACCATGTCAGCTGAATCCGAGGACCTAATGGTGCCGCTTTGTACCATACGGTTATAGTTGATAGAGGCCAACCTGTCCATGGCATTTTCCTGCACCGAGCTGCTGCTTAGGAATTCACCTTTGCTGGCTATGCCATCGCGACCAGTCCAACTGCTGGGATAATCTAAGGCACGCTGACCATATAATCTATAAGCATCTAATTTAATATAACCTAAATCTGCCAAGGCAGCGGCGCCCATTTGGTACTTGCCTAAATAACCAAACTGATTTGTTTTGTCATAGACTAGTCCGCTTTCAGCGTAACCGGTTTGAATCTTCCAGGCTCTGAGCTGTTCTGGAGTCAAAGGTCCTAGTCCTTGTTTAGGTGCAGTAGTGTTGGTGTCATTGATTAATCTTGATGGTGCTGGACGTTCAACCTTTTTATCCTTGGCTGCGTTTGGTCCGGCATCAGTGGTTCCTGATCCTGTTTGTACAGGATTACCTGAACTATCTGTAACCACTCTACCCGAGCTGTCAGTTAGCACACCCGATCTTGCAGTAGGTGATCCAGTGCTAGGAGCTGTTGTACCTTCCAGAGGAACACTAGCTTGCGTGCCAGCTGAGCTGCCACTGGCCAATGAACTGCTAGGACCAGTTTTTCTAGTCCATGGTTCATGAGCCGGTAAAATCTTAACTATGCTTTTAATACGTCCTTCTTCCTGCTGCCATTGACCGTTTGAGTCCTTCTTGGTGTCTTGATGACTGCAACAAGCCAATGGACTGGGTCTACTGACCACAGGCCCTTGACCTGAATTCAAGCCAACGGGCTTGCCAGTAAACATCAATGGTCCGCCGGCAGTAAAACTACCCCCACCTGAGGTACTGAGATCCAGTCTACCGTTAGCGCCTAGCTGTAGATTTTGTGCAAATATGGTCGCTGCTTGCGTGGCGTTTAGACTAAAGCTGTCAGTTTCAATGCCCAACTGCTGCTTGGCTTTGATCTTTAAACTGCCTTCAGCATTGATATTGATATCTTTGTCAGCGTGTAAATTAAAATCACCGGCGGTACGCATGTTGATACTAGCTGAACTATAGACATTGATATGCCCGGTGCTTAGTAATTCAATCCAGGTACTACCTGTGTTATTACTAATATAAAAGATACCATTGGTGTCATCCATTAAAATTTGATGACCACCTGCAGAACGCCAGCGAGTTAGATTATTTGCGCCATTGACGTCTCCGTCATCCATGACAAAACTATGCCCACCTTGACGAGTTCGAATAATCTTTTCCTGATCAGTGGCATCTGGTGTAGGAGGATTACGCCCAAAAGGCCTACCTGGAGTGCTTACACCAAATACTCCGCTTGGAGTGTCACGTTGACTGGTTCCGCTGATGATTCCTCTGGTACGAGTTAGATTTTCTCTATCAGTACCTTGTTCTACTAGAATCTTAACCTGAGGTTCATGCAGGGGTTTCTTGTTTACCAGTAAATTTTCCCAGGAGTAATTATCGCTGTACTCGTTGCTTTCCACCACTGGATAAGCTAGTCCTGGTTTATAGATCGCACGCACCTTGGGATCTTTGATATTGCTGGCATCTACCTTGTCTGAGCTACCTAGATTTGGAATCATGTGATGTCCAAATTGGTTAGGTATACAAGCAAACCAGAATCCGCGCATGGCATCACCGGCCACAAATGTACAAAGTACTAAATTGTCTAAGTCTGGTACATTAAACCACATTCCATAGGTATGACGTACCTGAGTAAAACTGTTTTCTTTATTTTTACTGTTATTTCTTTTAGGATCAGGCGGCTCTTGTACAGTACTGCCCAGAAATGGGCTGGCATAGCTTACTGTACGCCAGTTAGCAGGATCACTTTCATCACCGCCACCTAAGTCAGGAATCCATACTTGCAGCCTTCCGCTGCGTGTAGGATCGCTGTTATTCTTGACTTTGCCGATATATGGACCAGAATCATAACGAACACCTTCGGCATCCTCGCGTCTAATATGTTCTGGTACTCGACGACCAATACGTTTATCGCTGTTGATTGACATAATTATTCACTGTTTGGTATAAACCCAGTTACTGGAGTCACAGGTTGATCACGCACTGTTTGTAATCTTTGATTTAGATTGGGTCTAATATCAGGTACAAACGAAGGCAGCACACGTCGACCGCTGGGGTTAGATTGCTGTGTGGATCCACTGGGTGTAGGCGTAGTTTGTGTTTGACTGGTAGTTCTAGTGGCCATGGTTTCTGCCACACGAGCATCACCTTGTTCTATGGGCGGTGGTGGCACTGCTGGTGCCTCATTGGCCATGGCAAATTGTTCCCTTGCGATTAGATCACCTTGACTGGCTGGTATGTTTCTAGGATCAATTCTGCGACTGGCACTGGTTTGATCTTCTTGATCAAACAATCTAATCATTTCTAGTGTTTGTGTAAATTGTCCACGACTAAACTCATTGTCTACGGTTACAATTTTGTATATGCCCGAAAATGCATTGCGTCCGCTGTCTAACCCATCGTACAATCCTGTGTTCATGTTTATGTCTTCGGGAGTTTTAAAAGTAAGATAAGCATGCACTTCACCAGCATCCATGTTGACGCTGTTGCCTACCATTACTTCTGTGCCCATGCGGTTTGGAGAAATAAAAATGTCATCTTGCTTGATTAATTCTGGATCACCAGCAATTTTCAAACGCACATTGATCATGTCACCACGCGAGCTGCTCATCATGCTTTTGTACAAGTCTCCAGCTGCCACAGCCTCTTTGCTCAGATTAGCAGTTCCGGTAGCATGCACACTGGTTTGACTGACCACATAGTTGGGTCTATTGGTTTGAATTTTACCAGAATCGCTTTCAGCAATAGCACTACTAGGACCGCTGTCTGCGTTATTGACTTGGTTTCGATCTTTACGATCCGCAAAAGCACTGACATTGGTAATAAACATGGTATTGAAATCAATGGTAAAATCAATGATTTGTTGATTTTTCCCAGTGTACATGTAGTAGTACTCTTTGACCCATTTACTGGGTATGCTGCGTCTAGTTTTAAGGAATTTAGTGTTATAATAACTATATTCTTTGATATGATAGGTTATAAACTTTTGGTACTTCTTTCTCTTCTTGTCCCATTCCCCTAACTTTATCTCAGTGAGAAACTTAAATGCTTTAATAGGTGTATCTGTGCTAACTTCACCGTCGTTTTCAGTGTCTATTTGATCAATAAAATAAGAGCTGTTTCGGATCATTTGGTTAGCAACATCTAGCACACTGGTTCCTGCATTGATTCTAGTAACTTCACGCTCTGAATCTGGCTTGCTACTGGTTTTAGTTTGGTTATTGTTGATTTGCGATGGCAAATTGCCAGCAGCATTAATTTTAGGTTTGTGTAGTACAGTAGCACTAGCAATGCTTTTAGGCACTACAAACTTATATTCATCAGCTGTGTCTTGTAGTTTGTCATCTTTTAAATTTCGTTGATGCTTGTTCATGGCATCAACAAAGCTATAAATTTTTACAGAATTTGCAGCAGGATTAGCATTGGTACCTCCGGTGTCTTCACGTTGATTGTTTTCGGGTTTCAAATTAACATCGGCACCAGTACTGCTGAAAAAATCACCTAGATTCTTTGACAGCACTTCAAATATAACCGGTGTACTAGCACTGGATTCCATCATGCTGGTATGACTGGCTGGAATAGCTGTACACTTGTATTCAGCACCCTTGGTATCAACACGGATGTTGACATCTATAATTTTAACAGGTATATATTTGGTATGATCTGGCAATGGGTTAACTATTTCGCCGTCATCGGTATTACCGAAAAAATCAATTTGCAGCATAAGAAACATTTGATCCCAACTCGGTACATCAAGGTCATTGGCCACTGCCAGCAGTCTTTCAACAAAACTTACACTAAATGGTTCAAGTATGGTAAAACTGACTTCAACCACATTACTACCCCGGGTTCTGCTGTTCATACCAATTACCGAAGTCATTTTAAGACTTTCAAAGTACATGTCAGTTTGAAAATGCTTGTTGCGAACAAAACGATCTGACCTGCGTCCACCGCTGGCAATCAACACTGTACCAATACCTGCGCTGTCTGTGGTGTATGGTGAACCGCCTACAATGTCGTTGTATCTGTTAGGTTTAATGGCATGTAAACTAAGTCCATAGGTTACATTTACATAATTGTCCAAAGGATTGGGTCTCGGACCTTCGGGTCGCTGCGAATGACTGTCGTATACAGTTTTATCTCTAGGTGTACGTGGTCCAGCTGGCTCACCAGGTTCAGTGCGCCCAGTGCCAGTGGTTGGCCTGAGTACATTATCTTCTCTTCGCTTTTGATTACGTAATCTTTCAGCCTGAGTAGAACCTAAAAT